ACAATTCAATTGAAATTATTGGTATCTCAAGAATCTTTCCGTATGACGATTCACAAGCAAACGTCAATATGTTTGATTTGAGATATCAATTACGTTTAAATGAATTGTATGATTTCACATCTGCTTCATATGTTAATTTTACATTGACACAACAACATTTGCGTTCATTAGAATTGATGTTTACAGGTGAAGTACCCATACGATACAACAGACATATGCAAAGACTTTATATTGACCAAGCATGGGGTCAAGATGAATGTCCTGCAGGTTCAGTTGTTATTGCAGAATGTTATGCTATTATTGATCCAGACCAATATAATATGGTTTGGAATGACCGTTGGTTAAAACTTTATGCAACGGCATTAATTAAACAGCAATGGGGCAGAAATCTTTCTAAGTTTTCAGGTCTTCAATTACCAGGTGGTGTAAAACTAGATGGTCAAAAGATTGATGAAGATGCTGATAGAGAAATTAAATATCTACAAGAACAAATGCAAACTGAATACGGTGCACCGTTAGAATGGTTCCTAAATTAATTATGAAACATTTACATCATATTATACCAAAACATATGGGCGGTACGGATGATCCTTCTAATTTAATTGAATTGACATTGGAAGAACACGCTGAAGCTCACCGTAAATTGTATGAAGAACATGGTCGTTGGCAAGATAAGTATGCATGGCTTGGGCTTTCTGGTATGATACCAAATAAAGAATTGCACAAAAAAGTTTCTTCAGAGGCCGCAAAAGCGTGGTGGAAAAATTTATCGGAAAATGATAGAGAAAAAAGATTAGAGTCATTTAATTTTTCAAAAATTGGTAATAAAAATGCTTTGGGTAAAACTTGGAAACTTTCGGAAGAAACAAAAAAGAAAGTTAGTTTTGCAAAAACCGGTGTGAAAAAAACTGATGAAGTGAAAAAGAGACAAAGTGAAGCTAGAAAAGGTTCTGGTAATCCAATGTTTGGAAAAACACAGTCACCAGAAACACGAGAAAAAATTAGGCAAGCGGCTTTGTCGAGAAAGGGGGTAAAAATTTAATATGGCAACGAACCATTACTTTAACAATTATGGTTCTCTTTCTGAGCAAAGAGTCATTGAAGATTTAATTGTTGAATCAGTTAAAGTGATGGGCTTTGATGCTCAATATTTACCTAACAATAATGACCAAGCAAGAGATTTACTGTACGGTGAAGATCCAGTAAAACAATTCACTTCTGCTTTTACCGTTGAGATGTTCTTACAGAACTCAACAGAGTATGGTGGTGAACGTGAATTCTTTTCTAAATTTGGCCTTGAGATTAAAAATAACGTAACAGTTCTGGTTTCTAGACGTTCATTCAACGAAAGAGTACCCCAAAATACATTTACAAGACCTCGTGAAGGTGATTTGGTTTATATACCATTTTTAAACGGTACCGGTGAACTCTATGAAATCAAATTTGTCAATCAAACTAAAGACTTCTTTATGTTGGGAAGAAAATATCCATATTTCTATGAGTTAGAAATGGAGAAATTCAAATACTCACAAGAAGTTCTACAGACAGGATCAGCAGGTGTGGACGATATTGTTGCCCAATCGGGTTATACGATTGACCTTGATGTCAACATTTCAACTGGAAACGGCACATATATGCACCAAGAAGTTGCATTCCAATCACATGATAATACATTGATGAACGCATACGCATACGGTACAGTACAAGAATGGATGCCAAGTGCTAACACATTAACAGTAAGTAATATCTTTGGTGAATTTGCTAATGGTGTAATTGTAACTGGCAACACAAGTAATGCAACATACACGGTTACAACTTATGATGATATGCAAAACAACACAGAGACAGAAGTATATGATAATGAGTTGATTTTAAACAACGCTAATACTATCATAGACTTCTCAGAATCAAATCCTTTTGGTAGTATCTAATGGCAAATGTATTTTATAATAGAGTAATCAGAAAACTTGTTGTCGGTTTTGGCAACTTGTTTAATAATATTACGCTTGTCAGATACAATCCAGATGAATCTGAAGCAGAAAGATTTCTTGTCCCTATTGCATATGCACAGAAAGAATTGTATGTACAACGTCTACAAGGCGATCCTAATCTAGATAAAAAAGTACAATTAACTTTACCTAGAATGTCATTCGAGATGACAGGGTTCAAGTATGATTCAAGTAGAAAACAAAATACAAATATTAAGAACTTTGCTCAAAACGGTTCTTCAATGTCAACTCAGTATAATCCTGTACCTTATGACTTCGACTTTTCTTTAAACATTTATGTAAGAAATATTGAAGACGGTACTCAAATGATTGAACATATTTTACCGTATTTCACACCAGATTATACAATTAAGTTAAACTTAATACCGGAAATGGGTATCACAAAAGAGATACCAATCATATTAAATTCGACAGACCAAGAAATCATCTACGAAGGTAACAGAGATACCGATCCTAGAATGGTTATTTGGACTTTGAATTTCACAGTAAAAGGTTTTATATATGGTGGTACAACATCTGCGAACGTTATTACAACGTCAATTACAAACATTTTTAGCAATCCAACTTCTGGTGAAGATGTACAGTTTACGATGTCTAGTTCAGGGCTTGGAGATTATCAAATCGGTGAGAAAGTCTATCAAGGGTATTCATTAAATACCGCATCTGCAACTGCAACAGTTATTCAATGGTCTAACACAACACACATTCTTGTTGCATCAGACGTTGCTGGTAATTTCATTTCTAATGAACCGGTCAAAGGTGCAGTTACAAATGCATCACATAACTTTGTGTCGTTCGTGGTAACACCACATCTATATGCAAATACTGTAACGACACCTTCACCAAACACAGCAACAGCAAACTCTAATTATCTATATAATACCATAATAACTGAATCAGAGACTTAAAATGGACAAACTTGATAAGAATATGACTGAAATATTTGACATAGAACCTAAGACAAGTGAAATTGTAAAGGTTGAAAAACCTCAGGTGCCTGTTGCAAATGAAGAACTCAAACACGATTTAGAAGATGCATACCAGCAATCTAAAGATAATCTACAGCATATCATAGACCAAGGTAAAGATGCGATGGAAGAGATTTTAAACATTGCAAAGAACAGCCAACACCCAAGGGCATTTGAAGTCTATGGTACTCTACTAAAGAATATGACAGAAGCAAACAAAGAACTTCTAAGCATACAAAAACAAATGCGAGAGATTAGTGGTACAAAATCAGAAGCGGCTCAAACAACTATTGACAAAGCAGTTTTTGTAGGTACAACAGCAGACTTTAATAAGTTGCTAAAAGGTAAAGTTTAATGGCAACAGCAAGTAAAGACTCCTACCGTGACAATCCGTTACTAAAGAAAGTTGGAGTAGAGCACCCATATACACAAGAACAAGCAGAAGAATACTCAAAGTGTGCTTCTGATCCTGTGTACTTTGCGATGAATTATATTAAGATTGTTAACGTTGACGAAGGTCTGATACCTTTTAAGATGTGGGACTTTCAAAAAGAAATGATTAAAGTCTACCATGAAAATCGTTTCTCTATTACTAAATGTCCTCGTCAGGTTGGTAAAACAACAACATCGGTTGCTTATCTTCTTTGGTCTACAATCTTTACCGATTCACAATCAGTTGCAGTTCTAGCTAACAAAGGTTCTCTTGCACGAGATATTTTAGCTAAGTATCAACTTGCATATGAAAACTTACCAATGTGGTTACAACAAGGTGTCGTCACATGGAACAAAGGTAACGTAGAACTAGAGAATGGTTCTAAGATTATTGCCGCATCAACATCAAGTTCTGCAATTCGAGGTGGTTCATTTAACATTGTATTCTTGGACGAATTTGCTTTCGTTCCTAATAATATTGCTGAAGAATTCTTTAACTCAGTTTATCCTGTAATCTCTTCCGGTAAAACATCTAAGATTATTATTGTTTCTACACCTAACGGTATGAACCTGTTCTACAAGTTATGGATGGATGCTATCGGTAAGAAGAACGGTTACAAACCATTTGAGATTCACTGGTCAATGGTACCTGGTAGAACTGAGGCATGGAAAGAAGAAACAATACGTAACACTTCTTTACGTCAGTTCCAGCAGGAGTTTGAAACAGAATTCTTAGGTTCTTCAAATACTTTGATTTCTGGCTACAAGTTAGCACAGTTAAGGTACATGGATGCGATTGCAGAACATGACCTGATGAAGATATACGAGCATCCTATCAAAACAGACGGTATAAAATACGTTAAAGATAGATTATATTGTCTTGTCGTAGACGTTTCTGAAGGTAAGAATTTAGATAGTTCTGCTTTCTCGGTCATTGACATATCAGAGTTACCCTATAAACAAGTGGCAACTTATAAGAGTTCATCTATTACACCACTATTGTTCCCAACAGTCATTTACAATGCGGCCAGATACTACAATGATGCTTACGTACTGGTAGAAATCAACAACACACCACAGATTGCAGATACTTTACATGCAGATTTAGAATACGAAAATCTATGGAAAGTGTTTACCGGTAACAAGAAACCACAACAGTTGTCTGCCGGTTTTGCTAGAGGAGTTCAATTAGGACTCAAAATGTCACCACAAGTTAAGAAAATTGGTACTTCTAACTTAAAAACTTTGATTGAAGGTGACAAATTACTCATCAATGACTTTGCAACATACTCAGAATTGACAACATTCGTAGAAACTAAGAACACTTTTGCCGCTGAACAGGGTGCAAATGATGACTTGGTAATGGGTTTGGTCATGTTTGGATGGGTTACCACGCAACCATATTTTAAAGAAATCGTTGCTCACGACCTAAGAAAACAAGTCCAGCTTGAAAATATGAATCAATTTGACGATGAAACAGTCGTTGAACCTATTATGGATGACGGTATGAGACATGACCTGGAACTTGTAGGTGGTGACTTATGGGAAGTTGCTGATGGAAGTCCAGTTTACAGCAGATTTATGCGTGATTCAATTAACCGCATGTAAAAGTGATGGTGCATAAATACCTTTATTGGTACAATCTGCCAAAAAGAACAAAATAATTCAAGGAGAAAACAATGGCGATTCAAATCTCTCCAGGCGTAAATACAACTGAGATTGACTTAACAACAGTCGTTCCATCAGTATTAACGACTGCTGGTGCATTTGCTGGCGACTTTCAATGGGGTCCAGCCAATCACATTATGCTGATAGACAGCGAAACAACTTTAGTAAACACATTCGGACCACCAGATGCAAACTCTGCAACTGCTTTCTTTACTGCCGCTAACTTCTTAGCATACGGTAATAATCTAAATGTGGTTCGTGCAGTTAACGCAAGTGGTACTAATCAAAGTAACAATGCATTGACACTAACAGGTTCCGGTGGCATTCAGATTGCAAACGAAGATGCATATCTAACAAATTATATCAATGGCTCAGCAAATACTTATGGTGCTTTTGCCGCAAGATATGCAGGCACATTAGGTAACTCAATTCAAGTTTCTGTTTGCGATTCATCATCAAATAGTTCAAACTTTAACGGATGGCAATACAAATCATTGTTCACATCCGCACCAGGAACTTCAGCATTTGCTTCTCAAGTTAATGCATCAAATGATGAAATTCATATTGTCGTTTCTGACGTTGGTGGTTTAATTACCGGTAATGCTGGACAAGTTTTAGAGACATTTGGTTTTGTTTCTAAAGGCTTCGATGCTACAATAAACGGTAATTCAAATTATTGGAAACAAGTAATTTTCAATAATTCTAAGTATATCTACGCAATGGACCCACCAGAGTATTCTGCTACTCATGCAACATGGGGTTCAACAACAGCAAATACATCATTCGTACAG